ATGAGCAAATTTATTAAGGGTGGTTTTTTGGCGAATCGCAAAATACAAATAATGACCGGTGTAGGAATTATATCTGCGGTCGCGACATATTTGGTTGGTGATTCTGATTTGTTCGCGCTGATTCAGGCATTAATTGCGGTTGGCGGAGTATATATGTTGCATAAATCAAAACAAAACAAAGGAAAATAATATGGAAAATATACCAGAAAAATTTCGTCGTGAAGACGGAACATTAAATACGGATGCACTTATAAAATCTTATACAGAATTGGAAAAGAAAATTGGAACAATGATTTCTGTGCCCGATGAAAATTCTGACGAATCATCTGTGGGCCGCTTTCGCCGGGCGATTGGCGTGCCGGAAACGCCGGATGAATATCCACACAATGAAATGTTTGATGATGAAAATGTACGCCAAGAATTTCATAAAATTGGTTTAACAAAAAAACAAGTTGAAAAAATTTATGACATCGCACAAAAATTTTTATCACCCGTTGTTGATGAAATTTTATCTGTGGAACAAGAATCAAATGCAATGTCTGAATTGAAAAAAATTTTTGGCAGTGATGAAAAAATGTATGACGCATTTGTCGCAATTAAATCATTTGGTGAACGATTTTTGCCCGCCGACGCATTTAATGAACTGTGCTCTACACCCCAGGGAATTCAAGGTGTGTACAAGATGATGCAATCAATGGAACCAACCGTGCAAACAGATTCATCGGATGTAAAAATTTTATCTGATAATGATTTACGACGTATGATGCGCGATCCAAAATATTGGCGCGATCATGATGCGGAGTATGTTCGCAAAATTGAAAACGGATTCAAAAAATTATATTCATAATGAATTTTTTTTATAAAAAATAACTTTTCTTCTTTACTAATTTTTTTCTTTAATATAAAATATAAAACAAGAACAAAAAGAATTTGTTCTATCCAAAAAAATAAAAGGAGAGAAGAATGGCATTCACATTCTTGAAAACTGCGGCAAAGAAACCTGCTGCGAAAAAACCTGCTGCCAAGAAACCGGCGGCAAAGAAACCGGCCGTGAAAAAACCGGCTGCTAAGAAACCGGCGGCAAAGAAAGTTGCTGCGAAAAAACCTGCTGCAAAAAAAGTAGCGGTTAAAAAAGTTGCTGCGAAAAAACCGGTTGCAAAAAAAGCTGCGGTTAAAAAAGTCGCTGCAAAAAAACCGGTTGCAAAGAAAGTTGCAAAGAAACCGGTTGCGAAAAAAGCATGTGCAAAATGCACCAAGAAAAAATAATGGTTTCGCATAAAAGATAAAAATGCCCGCAGCGCGGGCATTTTTAATTATGAAAAATTTCAGTCAGATTTTTTGTCTGACTGAATTTTTTCCTTGGACAATCCACATTGTGGACCCGTTTGAATTTATTTTCGGCGCCGCGTGCGGCATAACCATAAATAAATTTTGGTTGGACGATAATGATTCGTCTGGGTTTTAATATTGAATAACAAAAGGAATAATAATGTCTGTTTCCATAGATCAAGTTTTTGTAAAACAATTCGAAGCGGATGTACACCTTGCGTACCAACAGATGGGAACAAAACTGCGTTCCACCATTCGCAGCAAATCAGGTGTTGTTGGTGCATCTACAACTTTTCAAAAAATAGGCAAGGGCACAGCCAGCACCAAATCGCGTCACGGTATTGTGCCAGTGATGAACCTGAATCATACCCCGGTAGAATGCACGTTGCAAGATTACTATGCGGGTGATTGGGTTGATGCATTGGATGAATTGAAAACCAATGTTGATGAACGTCGTGTTGTTGCGTCTGCGGGTGCATACGCGTTGGGTCGTAAAACAGATGAATTAATTGTGACCGCGATGAATGGTGCAACCGCATATGTTGGTGATTATTCAACCGGCCTTACCAAAACATTGATTTTAAGCGCGTTGGAAAAATTGAACGAAAAAGATGTTCCCGATGATGGTCGCAGATTCGCGGTTGTTGGCGTAAAGCAATGGAACGAATTGTTGGGTATTACCGAATTTTCTTCGGCGGATTATGTCGGTGAAAATATGCCATTTATAAATGGATGCGAGGCCAGAAAATGGCTTGGTATCACATGGGTTATGTATAACGATTTACCGCTTGCATCGTCAACACATCGTGATTGCTTTATATATCACGCGTCCAGTGTTGGTCATGCATGTGGCCAAGAAGTCAAAACCGATATCACATGGCACGGTGAACGCGCCGCACATTTCATCAGTAACAGTATGTCCCAAGGGGCGGTTCTGATTGATAATGATGGCATAGTTCGTGTCAAATGCGGTGAATAAAACAAATAATCCAAGGGGTACAAAATGGCTTTTCAAAATAAAAACTTATCAGTAATTGCATATGCCAATGGATTCACATTGTGGCATTATGCCGCCAACGAAACATTGGCGACAATTACGGCAAGTGGTTACTTTAACGCGGTTAAAACATTGATGAATACCGGCGACATTGTATTGGTCAATGCATCCGATAAAACGTCAATCAAAAAAATTGCGGTTGGCGATGGTGCGGTTACAACCGCAACACTGGATTAATTTCTTGTTTGTTTGAACCAAAGGGGTCAATGTTGACCCCTTTTTTTCTTGGGGGAAAAAGATGCTTACAAAAATAGATTTATGTTCAATGGCGTTGTTAAAGTTGGGTGAGAATCCAATTCAATCTTTGTCAGATGATACAACGGCCGCAAAATTGGGGCGCACATTGATAGATTTCGTAATAGATACTTTATTGGCAATGCACCCGTGGCGATTCGCATGCCATACATATACGGTTGTTAAAGATGAAAATGGTGATTTGAATATTCCACCGGATGTTTTGCGTATTATTAAAACAAATGCACGCGTGATAGAAAATAAAATTATATCAGATTCATCATCTGTGGAACTGGTGGCGATTCGTCGCGTTTCGCCAAACGATTTTCCAAGTTATTTCGCATCTGTGGTTGCAACAAAATTGGCAATGGAATTTTGCATACCGTTGACATCGGACCAAACCGTATTCAGAACATTGGTTGCGTTATATGAAACAGAATTACAAACTGCAAAATTTATAGACAGTACAACCTCGATAAATCCTGCAATAGAAAACTTTTCGTTGTTGGACAGTCGCTTTTAATATTGGGGGATAGGTATGGGAAATTTTATCAAAACACAAACTTCGTTTGAAAACGGCGAAGTATCACCAAATTTTTTTGCAAATTCTGATATTCATGGACTGGCGCACTTGGAAAATATGGATGTGATACCTGGGGGTGGGCTTCGTCGCAGACCTGGATTAAAAAAAATTGCTAAATTGTCCGCAAATGCGCGACTTGTTCCGTTTTCGATTTCTGAAACAGAACATTATATTTTGGCAATAATGAACGGTCTGATTCGTATTTTTTCCGGGGATTCTTTTGTCCAAGATGTTTTTGCACCGTGGTCTGCGGCAGATGTAGGTTTGGTGCAATATGCCCAACGTTTCGGTACGATGATATTTGTTCATCCAAATTACAGGCCAAAAATATTATGTCGTGATAATGGCATTTTTAAGTTTGTAAATTTTTCATTCACATCGTCTGATGGTGGCGAGAATGTCGATATGCCGTTTATGCGTTTCGAAGATTCAGACAACATCAGCATCACAATAACAATGTCGAACAACACGGCGCATCTTAATACGAATCAGGATTTTTGGACATCGGCAAACGTGGATGGTCATATATCGATGTTGGGAAAAACTTGGTTAATAACATCGTATATTGGCCCCCGTGAAGTCACCGCGGCGTGTAATGGTGTTTTTACGATACCAAATTCACCAATCACAGATTGGCAAGAGGCCGTATTCAGTCCGCGTCGCGGATGGCCGGCAAGTATAACATTTCACCAAAATCGTTTGGTCTTTGGCGGATCAAAATCTTGGCCGGGTGGTATATGGATGTCGTGTGTTGGAAACCATAAAAATTTTAATACAGGTACAGGATTGGATGACCAAGCGATATACATCACACTGTTGTCATCGCGTCGCCAACATATTTGCACATTGGTCAGCAGTGATAATCTGCAAATTCTTACATCCGAAGGTGAATGGGCGGTGTCCAACAAACCGCTTACCCCGGAATCGGTAGATATAAAAATGCATACGACAATTGGATGTATCGCAGACAGGTATTTGCCACCACAAGAAATTGACGGTTCTACAATATTTGTATCAAATAATAAACGCGATATACGTCAAATGGTCTTGGACGATTTAGGCGTAAGTTATCGGGCAAATAATTTATGTGCAATTGCAGAACATATAATGAACAATCCAATTGATATCGCATATAACAAGACGGACAAGAAATTGTTTGTTGTTATGTCTAATGGAGAAATTGCCGTATTAAATCGAAATGTTGCGTTGGGAATTTCTGCGTGGGGGCATTATATGACCGCAGGTGATTTCAAATCTGTTGCGGTGTCAAATGACAAAACATATGTTGTGACCGAACGAGATTCAAATTTTATTTTTGAAAGATTCGATGATTCGGAAATGATTGATTCGGACGAATATTCATATACTTCGCGTGCATGCGGGTTGCCAATAATGACATCGGGTCATAACGCAAAATATGTAAGGATTAAAAAGATTATTGCACGTGTGCACGATTCAAAAACTTTATTTATAAACAATTTTCGAACCACATTCCCAGATGAAGTATACACCCCCGATGTATCCGGATTTTCGGGGGATATATCGGTAAATGTCTTGGGGACACTGCGTGATATGGTGGACAGTCCATGGGAAATATCAACAAATGATGAATTACCGCTTACGGTTTTGTCTGTGACCGTATATGGGCGGTATCAAATATAAACAAAAGGATAAGAAATGGGACAAGTTATTACAGATGTAAAAGATATTCTGGATTATCAAGATGGCAAGAAAAAGACCGCAACAACCAGAAAAGAAATTATCAGGCAAATGGCGATTGATGAAAAAAACAAACAAAATTTGGTAAACAAGGTCTTGGCGACCCAACGTGCAAAATATGGCGCATCCGGAATGAAGCCCCAAGGGCAAACAGAAGATGCGGTTTTGGCACGATTAAAAGAAGAAACCGAAAAACCATATAACGATAAGCGTCAATCTAATTTGCAAAAATTACAAAATGCGCGCACCAGGAAAAAGAACCTGATATTGGCGGCGTTGGAACATATGGAAAAATTGGTCGGGTAAAATGACGGAATACAACCAATTTTTGGATTCTTGGAATTCTGTATTGGGATTGAATACACCATCACACCATCACCGTATGACAGATTTTCTAACGGAAGTGTTAAATAATGGGAATCATCGCGGGTTGCTGATGGCGTTTCGGCATTCGGGTAAATCCACCATCGTCGGCATTTTTGCGACATGTGTCTTGTTTTTGCGACCCGAAACGCGAATACTGATTTTGTCTGCGCAAACGCACCAGGCCACCAGAATGGTTATGCATATAAGAAATATTTTAGAAAATCATCCGTGGTGCCAAAATATGATTCCAAAAAATCGTCGGGAATGGGCCGAAAATAAAATTACCATCAATCGACCGATTGGTATTCGTGAACCATCCGTTATATGCCAAGGCATATATGGCAACATAACCGGTATGCGCGCAGATTTGATAATTTGTGATGATGTCGAGGTTCCAAATACATGCAACACCGCACGAAAACGTGCGGCGTTGCGTGAAAGGTTGCGTGAATTAGATTTTGTGTTGGCCCCAACCGGCACAATGATTTATATCGGTACACCACACACATTGGATACCATATATCGTACGACCTAGGCTTCAGAATTTATATGTGCCAAAGAACTTGTAATCTTGTGCAATTTGTGCAACAACGTTCTGCCTTCATCACCAAACATCGGCAGATATGTTTCGTAATCTGGCATATCAACTTGAAGTTGTGCACGTGCCCGTTCATTGATTGGTTTGGAAATAATATCGTTTGCGCTTTCCCAAAGGCTGTACGCCCGCCAAGTGCGAACAATCGTATCAAATTTTTTCAATTCTTCGGGATGATTGTTCAATATGTGTTTTATGGAAACCGCCCATTCGGGACCAAATCCACGAACAACCGGCATCTGCATAAATTGCTGTAACGCGTCTTGGTCCGGTTCAAAATTATTAATTGCAGATATCAAATCATCTAAATCGTCGTTTGATATATCGGTCGCGATTGCGGGTTCGTTCATCATACCACCATATGGCAACAATTCACGCGCAATAGAATTCATTGGTGTTTTACCGTCGCGCAAATTTTTTATATGTTGTACCAACATTTTTCCGGTCGGTAAATCTGCCATTTCGGTCAGAACTTCGTCGGTGGCTTCGTCAACAAAGACACGATTTACCGCGCCCCATCCGCCGACGATAACATGCGCCTGACGGTAAAGATTTAACAATTTTTGTGCGATTACACTTGCTTTGGCTTTCATCTCGTTTAATCCCCCCGTTGGTTAATGTTATTCTGTTGTGACCATAATAACCTTGTGCATGGTTTGTGCAGAAATTTTTTCTTCTGGTGATACCATTTGACCATAAATTTGACCTTTGGAATCTTGGCGCACAACGGCAATGTTTGCAACCACCGTTTGATCATCGCGCAGTGTTTTGAAATCTGCATCAACGAATACCGCCAAATCACCAACCGCGGGCACAGATTTAACATCGGCAAAAACATAAGACTTTGCCGGGATGAACCCGCCCAAACGTTTAGAATTCGGGATAAGCGCATAAACGCCACGGCGACCTTCAAGATTTGCGGGTGCGGCAATCATTGTTTTATCAGATTTTTTGAATGCGATTGCTTTGCCTTCGGGTTTACCGAACACCGGAATCAATTTTTTGCGTGCATTGTCATACAATTTTGCACCATATAAATGACCCTGCATATCGCCCAAATCTGCGGCAGAATCACCCGGTACCAAAACCGCCTTGACACGTTCTTTGACCTTGTTCATTTGTTTGGCAAGTTCGCCCGATTTATACAGGTCTGCGATTCTATCGAACATACCGTCCACAGAATACGCAAACGATTTTGCCAATGGTTCGATTTCGTTTTTGTATATTTCACGTTGACCGACCTCTATTTTGTGATAAACGGACAGGGTCATCCCTGCATCCTTGGCGGCCTGGGCAATGGTTTTTCCGGCCTGTTGGCGTATCTTGCGCAGACCACTGCCAAACACTTTCAAACCACTGTCTTCATTATCGTTCATACGGCGTTTGATTTCATCTTGCCATTTGGTTGCGACTTCGTCCGTGTCTTTGATGAATATATCGGACAGTTTACAACCCAATATATTACAGATATTCAACAATTGTTTCTGGTTTAGACGACGCACACCCTTTTCAATCTTGGAAACCGCCGACAGCGACAGCCCCGACCGACGTGCCAATTCGGTCATTTTCATACCTGCGCCCAGGCGAATGTTTCGAATATTGTTTGGAAAAATGATTTCTTCTTGGGCCATATAAAACTCCTTAGATAAATCTTGACAAAATCATAGTCAATTTTAGAAAACTTGGCAAGGAAAAATTTTACCAACCATCACCAACTAATAACACCGACCAGTATTTATATATCCATATCGTCGGGGATTTCGGTCAAATCAATAGGTGCCGCATCGTCGGATTGTGGCACAGGTGCGTTTTCTTCGGCAAATTGTATATGACCACGATTTGCCATTTCATTCAGGTTATCAAACAAACTGAATTCCGGCAAAAACGCCACCCGTATAGTATCGGTTTTCCCGTGACGGTTTTTCCCGATGATAATATCGGCCTTGCCTTTGGCTTTCTCCATACGATTTTGCCACGAATCAACAGATTTTTCATTTGGGGTGTTTGATATGCGATATGACGGGTCGCGATTTGCCAAATAGTATTCTTCGCGATATGTGAACATAACAATGTCGGCATCTTGTTCAATAGACCCCGATTCACGCAAATCCGACAATTGCGGGCGTTTATCATCACGCATTTCAACACTGCGTGATAATTGGGACAGGGCAATAACCGGAACATCGAATTCTTTGGCCAACATTTTAAGACCGCGCGTAATTTCCGACAATTCTTGAACACGATTGTCTTTGTTTTTACCGCCCGGTGAAGTCAATAATTGCAAATAGTCAATCACGATAAGTGCAATTCCGTTATATTTGCGGGCCAATCGGCGCACACGTGTGCGAATCATTGGAACCGACATACCCGGCGTATCATCTATGAACAATGGAATACGACCAATGGCATCTGCAAACTGGGTCATTTTAAGGAAATCTTCATCGGTCAACGACCCGGCCAGCATGGCATTAGAAGGTATTCGTGACTGTGAAGACAGCACGCGTGCCGCCAATTCAGATTGGTTCATTTCTAAACTGAAAAACGCGACCGCACCAGTGTATTGTGGATTTGCACGTCCCGAAAATATTGCGTTTGCCGCATTAAATGCGATATTCATCGCCAATGTGGTCTTACCCATACCTGGACGTCCCGCGATAATAAGCAGATTCGATTTATGCAAACCACTAATGGCCTTGTCTAAATCGGTCAGACCCGTTGTTAATCCGGACAATTTGCCGTCCGCCTTGTACGCGATTTCGGCCTCAATCAGTGCGCTTTTCAATGCGGTTGCAATTGGTGCGACATCGCGTCCAATATCGCCGGTTGTTGCCATATTGAATAACATTTGTTCGGCGTTTTCTATTTGTGATGCGACCGGTTTATCTAAATCTTCGACAAATGCGTCGTCGGTTATTGTCTGGCCAATTTGAATCAGTTCGCGTCGCATTGCGTTTTCGTGAACAATTCGACCATATTGTTCAACATTTACGACGGTTGCCCCCGCACCCGCCAATTGTGTTAGATAATCTATTCCGCCAACAGATTCCAATGTTCCCTGTTGGTCCAGATAGTTTTTAACGGTGATTATATCAAACGGAATTCCGGCCGCGAATTGTCGCAACGCCAAACGATAAATTTCTTGGTGCGCGGGATGGGAAAAATCTTCGGCCCGCAAGAATTCAGAAATTTTTTCTAATGCACGATTGTTGGTCAGCACCGCGGCCAACACGGCTTGTTCGGCCTCTATATTCGTTGGTAAAGTTTTGGGAGTAAAGTCCATGTCCAATATAGTATATGAAAAAAATGTTTTTTCAACGCCTTTTTTATGTGGCTATGCCGAATTAAAAATTCCGATAATGGATGGGTGCGGAAATTCGGCGTGGCCGGCGATTTTTCCGCCCGAAAAAATTGCCCAAATTCGGGAAACGGTTGGGGAACGGCATTTTTCTGCACAAATGATGTTGGAATATGTTGCGCCCGATAAAATCCGTCTTGACCCTGGAACCGTACATTTTTATACGGACGAATTCGACCCGCATACCGCGCGCATTGGCGAACATTTAATATCGGGTGCGGCCATTTATTGGGACCCGTCGGGGGGTCGGCGCGGCGGCGATAACAGTGTATGCGTTCTTGTCTATCGCGATGATAACAATCGATGTGTATTTATACACAATATAATGTACATCGTCGTCCCAGATGAAACAGATTACCCATTGGCGTATCAATGTGACCGGGTTATCGATTTTGTTCGTCACAATCGTTTGCGCCAAATCACAGTAGAAACGAACGGTATCGGTGGCGCGTTGCCCGAAATTATGCGTGACATTATAAAGCGTGGCGGTGGCGGAATAACCCTTAATTCGATAACAAATTCGCGACGCAAAGAAGATCGCATATTGGACGCATTGGAACCATTAATGTCAACGGGTCGATTGTTTGCACATCGGCGAATCACCCAGACCCCATTTATATCGGAAATGTTGGCTTGGTCGCCAATGGGCGGTGCCGAACACGATGACGGATTGGATGCGGCGGCCGGTGCAATTGCGTGCACGCCGATACCGGTGCGACCAATACTTGGTGGCGTGCCACGATATACCGCAAATACAGATTTCAAAATTTAACACACAACAAAAGGATAAAATATGAAATATGATTTACAACAAATGTACATTCGCGCGATAAATATGCGTGAACCTTGGATACGGCGTTGGGCGGATGCGCGCCGTTATACGATGCCCACAACGGATGAAGATTTGGCAACACTGTTTGACGCGACCGCATCTGATGCGGCGGCGGGTTTGGCGGCGTGTATGTATTCATTACTGACACCGCCAGAATCTTTGTGGTTGAACCTGGTTCCGGAAAGTCCGGATTCGCCCGACCCGGCGGTTGCGACGGCCGCATTGCGTGCAAATTTGAATGATTCGAATTTTTACACCACGATTCATCAATGCTATATGGATTTGGTGACATTGGGCACGGCGTGTCTGTTTATGGCGGAATCGCCGATTGGCGCGTCCAGTGCGTTTACATTTACCGCGATTCCAATTACAGACATTGCGATTTTGCCGAACGCGATATTCCATACTGCGACGATTTCCGGGGCGGAAATTCTGCGCCGATATCCGGAATGGACGCCGCCACGCGATATTGCGGAAAAAATAAAACAAGATGGCGAATATCAAATGCGTCTGGTTCAATCTTTGGTTGATACAGATTTTACCGCATGGGTTGATGTTGGTGGTGATTTTGAAAACAATGTAGTGGCACGCGGAACATTTGAAACGAATCCATATATAATTTTCCGTTGGTCGGTCGCCAGTGGCGAATTATACGGCCGTGGACCGATTCTGCGCGCATTGCCAGATATTAAAACGGCGAACAAAGTCGTAGAATTGGTTTTGAAAAACGCAACCATCGCGGTCAGTGGCATATGGCAGGCCGATGATGACGGCGTCATAAACCTTGGCAATATCAATTTGACCCCCGGTGCCATTATTCCCAAAGCGGTGGGCAGTTCGGGTTTGACCCCACTTGCATCGGGTGCAAATTTTGATGTGTCGCAAATCATTTTGAAAGATTTGCGCGAACGCATAAGGCACACATTATTGGCGGACAGAATAGGGCTGTTGTCTGACAAAGAAATGACCGCGACAGAAATTTTGGCACGCAATGCGGATATGCTGCGTATTTTGGGTGCAACATATGGACGGTTATTGCACGAATTTATTCGGCCCCTGTGTGACCGCGGATTGCAAATATTGGCGCGTCGCGGCGTTATCGATAAAATATCGTTGCACGGGGATGCAGAATTAAAATACATTGCACCAATCGCACAAATGGTTTCTGAAAATAATACATTGATTTAACGGGGGCAACAATGGAACGCATAGAAATTGCATACGCACGAACATTTGGATGCGCATCGGGTGCGGTCGTATTGGAACACCTGCGGAAAATGACGATTGAACGTGCAATGGGGCCAAATGCAACGGACAACGAACTGCGATGGTTGGAATCCCAACGCGCATTGGTCCATAAAATTGAACAATTGGTATTACGGGGGCGTGAAAATGCAAAAACATAATGGTTTATCAAATATTATCGACACACTGCGCAGTGGTTGGTTTTTAATTGCGTTTATTGCAGGTATGATTTATTGGGTTGCGCGCCAAGATAATGCGTTGGTGGAATTAGACCGATTAACGGTTCGAATGACAACATTGGAAAATCGTACGACGGTATTGGAAACGGGAATAGGCCAATTGCAATTAAAAATAGACGGTATCAAAGAAGATGTCACATTGATTAAAACGGCCGTTATAAAGTAA